GTGTCATGTCTAAACTCCTAGCAGTTGGTTGTTTTGCGTCTCACCTATGTGGTGAGGCTCTATTGTCACTAGCACAGATATTGAATGTCAACACTTTTTTTTAACTATTTTTAAAAGTTCAATGTTTTCAACAACTTAGCGTAGGGTCGAAGTATGGCCACAAGCGGTTATTTGTGGGTCAGAGGTCACAAAAGGGTGAAGTATCGGAATTGGGGCGCATGAATCAGCTTGCAGCTTAGGCGGTTGGATTGCAGCGGGAAAGTGGGGTGCAGCGGGCGGTTGTGTTGTCCAGGCGCATTGAGTGACGGGCCATGTTGGTCGCGTGTTGATAGCGAAGCGAAACGGTGTGATAATCCCCCAAACAGTATTCTCAAAAGATACCTATGAACAAACTATCCAGACAAGATATCAAAGAGGGGATGAAAGCAATCCCAATAGAAAAGATTGTCCTAGGCTCTAATAACCCCAATGGCGTGAAGCTAACCAAGAAACAAAAGCATTTCGCTGAACAGTTAGTCGTCACAGGGAATAAGACAGAAGCATATAGAAGGGCATACAAGGCAGATGGTAAGAGACAGACCAATGCGAGAAATGCACAGACCGTAGCAAAGAACAGCCATGTGCAAACATACATCATGGCCTTGGAAGCGGCTAAACAGGCAGAGGAGTATCTTTTACCCGCTCGTTTGAGGGCGTTGACCATACACAAACTGTCTCAACTGGCTCTATCGGACGAGATAGCACCAGCGCAACAGTTGAAGGCCTTAGAGCTTATCGGCAAGATGACTGAGGTCGCATTGTTCTCTGAACGGCGTGAGATAGTCCATAGTCTGGACAGCAATACATTGAAGGCCAAGCTGATGGAAGCGGTTCAGCTGGCTATTAGTAAGAGCAAGAGCATACGGACGAGCACTAAGAGAACTGCACAGGACTTGCTGGCAGAGATTACAGACGTAGAGGCGAAGGCATCAGCGCCAGAATCGGACGGGGAGGGCTTCAGCGATGTGGCGGTGGCGACCCCCACGGGGGTGCACCCACCCGAATCCGTGAGCATTGCGGCGGGGCATTTGCATAGTATTCCAGACAATCAATCAGCATCTGTACCCAATCCAGCCATTCCATCCAACGAGTCAGACCTTACTATCCCAAATGGGACAGTTGCAAAAGTTATGAATGATGGGGTTTATATATCTGAAGATGTATATGGGGGTGGGGTTGTTAAAACGGATTGGGTTGATGGTGAGGTTGTTATGGAGAAGGCCCCCGTCACTGTTTGGGATGAAAAAGGGGTGGGGGGTATATAAAAAATGACACCGGCGCAGAAAGAGATTTTTATGGTAATTGAGGAGTGGTGGGCTACGTTTGGATTTGGGCCTACTATTGATGACATCATGCACATTACGGGGGACAAGGGTCGGGGTAATGTGAATAGGAAGATGAGGCGGCTGATTGAGCTGGGGGTGTGTAAGGGGAACAGTAAGTATCCGAGGAGTATTAGGCCAGCGCATATGCGGATGAAGGGGTTACCCGGATGATGGATGAACTGATGGAGATACTGAAGCAGTTGCCGCAGGAAGAGCAGGAGATGCTGTCTCCGCTGGCTACGGCGTATCAGGATGCTTTGTTGAGGGAGAGTGGTCAGGTTGACTTCATGTCGTTTGTGGAGACGATGTGGCCGGGGTTTATTCATGGGGCGCACCATGCGTTGATGGCGAGCAAGTTTGAGGAGATAGCGGAAGGGAAGATTAAGCGGTTGATTATTAATATGCCGCCACGACACACGAAGTCGGAGTTTGCTTCTTATCTGCTTCCGGCTTGGTATCTGGGGAGGTTTCCTAATAAGAAGATCATTCAGTGTTCTAACACGGCTGAGTTGGCGGTTGGGTTTGGGCGTAAGGTGCGTAACTTGGTGGATGGGGAGAGGTACTCAAAAGTTTTCCCGAATGTGGCGTTGAGGTCGGACTCGAAGGCGGCGGGGCGCTGGAGTACGAATAGTAACGGTGAGTATTTCGCTATTGGTGTTGGCGGTACGGTGACGGGTAAGGGCGCGGATCTTTTGATCATTGATGACCCGCACTCGGAACAAGAGGCGGCGTTAGCTGCTAGTGATCCATCGGTGTTTGATAAGGTGTATGAGTGGTATACGTCTGGTCCACGTCAGCGGTTGCAGCCGGGGGGATCGATTGTGGTGGTGATGTGCATGACCGGAGATACGAATGTATTGATGGCGAACGGGACAACACAACAACTTAAAGATATCAAGGTTGGAGATCATGTTGCCACTTTTGATAATGGCAAATTGTCAAAAAGTAAGGTCAATAATTGGCGGTCAAGTGGTATTGATTCCATATACAAGATACAAACACAATCTGGCATAATGCTTCGTGCAAACGAGAGACATCCGTTTCTTGTAATGAACGAAGGAGTGCTGGAATGGACAAGACTGAATCAGTTGCGTGTGGGCGATTTACTTGTATCGTTGAAGGGTGCAGCAGACCATCAAGGTCAAAAACAAAGCCTGGAAAATGTGCGCCATGCCAAGCCAGTGACAGCTACCACAGAAAAAACCCAGATGCCCCACGTAAACCCATTGGAAGTCATGGGATGTGGGTTGGAAAAAATTGCGAGTGCGGAAAACCAATCAGCGCAAAAGGACTTTGTAGCAATTGCTACAGAAAAAAATACTTGCCGCCAGCAACTCCAGAAAAAAACCGAGCAAGACGTATCAAACACCGATACGGCATTACTGCTGAACAATACGAAGTCATGGTTGCTGAACGCAACAACAAGTGTGATGTGTGCGGTGAGGAACCTTCTTCAAAAAACACAAGAGCGCATTGGAATGCAAAGTTATGCGTCGACCATTGCCACGACACGGGCGTCGTCAGAGGATTGCTCTGTAACGACTGCAACCTTACCGTCGGTTATGGAAAGACGCCAAGCGTACTTGAACGAGCTGCATCGTATCTCAGACTTCACAGTAGATCAGATAGTCTTGATAACCCCTGATGGAAAAGAAGAAGTCTTTGATGTTGAAATTGACAAGACTGAAAACTTCATTGCCAACGGGGTTGTAAGCCACAATACTCGCTGGTCCAAGAGGGATCTGACGGGGAAGATCTGTCAGGCGATGGTGGACCGGGATGGGGATGAGTGGGAGATTATTAGCTTACCGGCGATTAAGAGGAATGAAAAACCGTTGTGGCCGGAGTTCTGGAGCTATGACGAATTAAATAAGTTGCGTATTGAGTTGCCGCTGTCTAAGTGGCAGGCGCAGTACCAGCAGGATCCTACGAGTGAAGAGGGTGCGCTGGTGAAGCGGGAGTGGTGGCGGGTGTGGGATCAGCCGAGTCCACCGCCGTGTACGTATTTGATTCAGTCTTGGGATACGGCGTTTACGAAGTCGGAGAGGGCTGACTATTCGGCGTGTACGACTTGGGGTATTTTTTATTTACATGAGAATCAGGAAGATCCTAATATCATTTTGCTGGATGCTTTTAAGGAGCGGATGGAGTTTCCTACGCTGAAGCAAAGGGCGTTTGATATGTATAGGGAGTGGCAACCGGATTCGTTTATTGTTGAGGCGAAGGCGTCTGGTGCGCCGCTGATATTTGAGTTAAGAAGGATGGGGATTCCGGTGCAGGAGTTTACGCCTACACGTGGGAACGATAAGATTTCTCGGGTGAATAGCGTGTCAGATTTGTTTGCAAGTGGTAAAGTGTGGGCACCGAGAAAACGCTGGGCTGAAGAGGTGGTGGAGGAGTTAGCGTCTTTTCCTAACTCTGACCATGATGACTTGGTGGACTCGACGACACAGGCGTTGCTACGGTTTAGGCGTGGTGGGTTTATTAGTTTGCCGAGTGACGAGCCAGATGAGCCTATGGAGTTTAGGCGCAAGAAAGCATATTACTAAGGAAGATTATGTCTATTGATAAAGCGATGTATCAAGCGCCGCAGGGTTTAGCGGCTATTCAATCTGAGCCTTTAGAGATTGAGATTGTTAATCCTGATGATGTAAAGATTAACGGCATAGACATTATGCCGCCTGTGGAAGATGACTTTAATGCAAATCTGGCTGAGATGTTGCCTGAGAGTGTGCTGCTGCAAATCGGTGGTGAATTGCAAGGTGAGTTCCAGACGGACTTAGATTCACGTAAGGATTGGATTCAGACTTATGTGGATGGGTTAGAGCTACTGGGTTTGAAGATTGAAGAGCGTACAGAGCCGTGGGAGGGTGCATGTGGTGTGTATCACCCAGTGCTGGCCGAGGCGGTGATTAAGTTTCAATCTGAGACGATCATGGAAACTTTTCCGGCTTCTGGTCCTGTGAAGGGCGAGATTGTTGGTAAAGAGACGCCAGAGAAGAAAGATGCGATGGAGCGTGTTGTTGACGACATGAACCATGAGATCGTGGATGTGATGCAGGAGTACCGCCCAGAGCATGAGCGCATGTTGTGGGGTGTGGGTTTATCGGGTAATGGGTTTAAGAAGATCTATGTAGATGCGGCATTAGACCGTCAGGTGTCAATGTACATTCCTGCGGAGGACTTGGTTGTTCCTTATGGATCATCGTCATTGGAGCAGGCAGAGCGTATTACTCATGTGATGCGTAAGACTGAGAATGAGCTGAAGCGGCTGCAGTATGCGGGGTTTTACCGTGATGTAGATCTGGGTACACCTGATAACACATTAGATGAGATTGAAAAACGGATTGCCGAGAAGCTGGGGTTCAGGGCGACTACGGATGATCGGTTCAAAATCTTGGAGATGCACGTTCATTTGGATCTACCCGGCTTTGAGCATACGGATGAGAATGGTGAGCCAACGGGAATCATGTTGCCGTATGTGGTGA